CCATGGCATACACATATTATGCCTCTTGATCCTCAAAAGTGTAACCTATGTCCTAGTTCTTCTGTTACCTTTGTGGTGGTTCTTTTCTGTTACCCTTCTCCTGGGTGTGTACCGGCAATAGCCGTACAAGGCATACTGCTTTTCCTGCCGGTCACGGCGGGCTTGTTTGAGTTGATGCTTAGTCATAATTCTGGTTGATTTGGAGGTTATTTCCCCCACCTGTAGGGGAGAGCTTGGATGCGATAAAGAAGAGAAGTGCTTTTCCGCACACCACAAAGGACTAAACACAAGTGTTGATAAGTGACTCCGAGGAAAGGAGCCGCGGTTCGGTAAGACCATCCTTTACTCGCAAGACATTCCCTCGCGGCCTGTATGTCCGGCGAGTATTGGCGGTTGATTTTAGTTCGTTCTCGCGTTAACATAAGAAATCAGATATACGAATTATGAATCTTTGACAAGAAGAAAATATCATAACTATGAATTTTTCGCATCGACTAATGGAGGCAATGGTTAGACAAGGCGTTAATCAAAAAGAGTTATCAGGAATCGCAAATGTCCCTCAAGGAGCCATTTCTAATTATTGTAATGACAAGGGGATGCCTTCGTCAGAGGTTCTTTTTCGTCTCTCGAAAGCTCTCTCCGTGTCTATGGAGTGGTTAATTGCTGGGGAAACATCTCAATATAATGACCCTACTGGGCAGGACAAGCATTGGAGAGATAGAGCTTTACAATCAGAAGAAAAATTAAAAATGCTCAAATCAGCAATGCAAGGTTGGCTAAAAAAAATTTAGGGTCCCCTGTTAGCGCGTGAACACCTGTTTTTGAACTAAAACGTTTTATAATGAATGATTCCTGCGAAAAAATAGTGTCCCACGTGAGACACTCTAAAACAAAGGAGTATTACAGGGTAAAATGGCCGTTAGCGCGTGAACAGTCTTTTTTGATATATAAATGTTGGAAATAAATAATTTATGCAAAAAAATAGTGTCCCACGTGGGACACTCTGAAACAATGGAACATTGCACGATGAAATAGAGTCTGTTAAGGTCACTCCCTATGTGCAATCAGTTTGATTTTAGGTCTTTGAGGGAGAAGTGCAATCTTACATTATCCGATCTTTCTGAACTTTCAGGGTGCGACATTGTCAGCATTGACCAGGCAGAACGCGGAAAGAAAGTATCTGCCGCTTTAAGGGGAAAAATATTATCCGTTTTGTTACAGATACAGGAAGAAGGGTTGACCTCCGAAGTCAAAATTTGGAGGACGAGGGCTTTACAGGCGGAAGAGAAATTAGCCCTCATCAAAGAAGCGATGACGGGATGGATTAAAAAAATTTAACCTTGCAATCCTGCTATGAACAACTTATAGCATTTATATGCGTTACCTCCTTGCAATCATCCTGCCGCCTGTCGCCGTGCTGTTTTCTGCCGGGATTGGTACAGCCTTCCTTAATTTTATTCTGACGTGCTTCTTCTATATCCCCGGCATGATTCATGCCGTGTTGGTTGTTTCTAAGAGAGACCAACAAAAAAGGCACGAAGAAATGATGAGAGTATTGACACAGCAGACACAATTACAAGCCGCGAACCTCGCGCAACAACAAATGCTGAATCAAACAAAGTAGGCAGGCGGACAAAAATATTACCGACTTTTGCATTCTGGCCGTGGCAAGAAAGCCGCGGCCTTTTTTGTGCCATAGTGGGAGCCTCTCAAGACAAGAGAAAGCACACTATGAACACAAACAACGAACAACAAAAGCAGGCCGCCGGAATCATTGCCCGCATACTGGCCGCGCTTGGGGTGCCGGGGAACTGGGCTAAAATCATAGCCGGGGCCATCATGGGGGCCGTTTTGACCTGGCTAGGCATGACTCAAACGTCCTGCACTCCCCATGGCCCGGCGGACTCTGCCGGACATATCGGGCTGACCATCACCAAGGGGCAGGTCGTCGCCACCTGTGACGGGCGCGTCCTGACGTGGGACCGGGCGACCCATAGCCTGGTCTGGCACCAGGGCCAGCCGGAAACAGACTGCCCGCCCATTATCCAGCGTGAAAAATGAAACCGGTTCCCTGGGCGGGGACTGCCCCGCCCAGGCCATAGAAAGGAAATCCTACCATGAAAAAAATCTGTATTGACGTGGGCCACGCCGCGGGAACGGGCGCGACCGGGAACGGCCTGGAAGAACATGGCGTGGCCGTCACGATAGCGTTATCTCTTACCCGCTGGTTGAGGGAACGCGGCCATACCGTGGGCGTCATTGATTATCCGCACCTAAGCAACGCCGCCGACCTGAACGCCACCGTCCGCGCCATCAACGCCGGGAACTACGATCTGTCCGTGTCCCTGCATTGCGACAGTTCTGCAAATCCGGACGCCTGCGGCGCGCACGTATGCCACCACCGGACTTACCACAAGGACGGCACGTTTACGGACAGCGTTCAGGGCAAGGCTCTCGCCACCGCCATTTCCGGGCCGCTTTGCAAGCTCCTTCCGGGCCGTGCCGACCCTGTCCAGGCACGCCCGGACAGGAAGAAAAAGCTATCCGGCCTGCAAGTACTGAGGGAAACGCGCCCGCCTGCGGTTCTCTGCGAGTGCAGTTTTATCACCAATTCCTCCAATGCGGAAATGATGAAAAACCGCCCGGAACTTATCGCCCAGGCCATAGGGGCCGGAATCCTCGACTATATCGACAATGGACATTGACCACATCGACAGCACCCTCTTTTTGAGTCTGGCCATCATCGTGTACTTTGTCGCCAAAATCATCTTGGTAATAAAGCAAATTCGGCAGCATGGACAGCCTCAAAAAATGGACCTGGAAAAACAGCCGCTCGAAGTCATCGAGGGGCGGAAGCTCGCCACAATGGACAATATCAAAGTGGCTCATCACCGCATCAACGAACTGGAGGACCGCCTGGACAAAATAGAGGCGGAAGCCAAAAAGGAAAGGTCTGACATCGTCGCGGAACTCATCTCCATGCGGAAGGAAAGCCACACACAATTTGAAGCCTTGTCCCGCGCCATAGGCCGCTTGGAAGGTGCGCGGCTGGCGGGGAAAAGTTAGCATTCAGGCCGCGGCGAGAAAGCCGCGGCCTTTTTTGTGCCATGATGAGACCATGACCGAAGCGCAGAAAGTAAGACAGCTTATCCTTGAATACCTCGCCACCCAAGGCACCATTCCCACCGGGGAATACAAACTTAAAACGGAAGTGAGGCTTGCCGGGTTTGATGCCTCCCAAGTGGAAGCGGAACTGGAAACCCTGGAAATGATGGGATGCGTCCACCGCCTCCCCTCCCTGACCGGGGCGCGTTGGATTGTCCTTGAAAAGGGGAAGGAGGCCCTGAACGCATGAGCGCGGCCCGCACGGCATCCGCCTCCATTTCCCGCATGCCTGCCAAGGTCCAGGCCGAGGTGAGCCGATGTCTGGAAAACGGCGGGACATGGCGGGACGCGGCGGCCATTTGCGAGCGTGCCGGACATCCCGGCGTGAACGCGCAGAACGTCACAAATTACCGCCAGGGTGCGCACCTGGAATGGTTGCGCCGCCAGGAACGCCTGGAAACGGCCCGCGCCCAGTATGCGTGGAAGGTTGACCTTGTCCGCAAGTATGCGGAGGACGGCGGCCCCGCGGAAGCGGGCCTTGCCGCCGCCCTGGAAATGCTGGAATCCGCCCTTGCTGGCGTCAACGCCGGGGACATTCAAAGCCTGATTGCCGACAAGCCGGAAAAAATCTTTGCGGTTATCAAGACCCTGTCCGACCTCCGCCGCGACCTGGCGGACATGAGGCGGGAATCCCGCGAGGACGCCGCGGCCCAGGCGGCCCTGAACCCCGGAACGACCAACCGCGGCTTGTCTGAGGCCGACATGAAAGCCATCGAAGCCGCCGCCAACCTCTTATAAACCTATGGCACACATGACCAGACGCAAGGCGAACATGCCGCGGAGCATGGTTTATCAAGCCCGCTACCTGGAAGACGAAAGCGACAGCATTCTTGTTGAAAAAGGACGCCAGGAAGGCTTTTCCGAGTATTCAGCCCTCAAGGCAACGCGCGCCAGCGTCAAGGCGGGGGCCTTGTTTGACTGGTGGGTCTGCTCCCGCGACCTGGCCGCCGCCAAACTGTTCATCGACGACTGCAAAAAATGGGCGGCCTTTTATAACCTGGGGGCCGGGAAGCTGGGGCAGGAAATCATTGAGGGGGAAACCGTCTTTTCCATCACGTTTGCGACGGGACGGACCATCCACGCCCTGTCCAGCAACCCGGACGTTCTGGCGGGCAAACGCGGCAACGTCATCCTGGATGAATTCGCACTCCATAAAGACCAGCAGAAACTGCTGAAAGTGTCTTCCGCCGTGACTCAATGGGGAGGCCAGCGCATCGTCATCTCCACACACCGCGGCAAGGGGTCCGTGTTTGCCCAGCTGGTCAACGACTGCGTCAACAACGGGAACCCGATGGGGTGGAGCCATCACCGCGTCACCATTCAGGACGCCGTCAACGCCGGGATTGTCGAGCGCATCAACGCCAAGGCGGGCAAAAAAATGACCCGCGAGGGATTTTTGGAATCCTGCCGGGCAAAATGCCTCACGGAAGCGGACTATCTGGAAGAATACATGTGCGTTCCCCAGGACACGGCGGGCCAGCTTGTCTCCTGGGACACCATCAAGGCATGCACCAATGACCGCTACGCCTCCGCGACGGGCAACATTGCCGAGGAAGACGGGGAATTCGGCGTGGGGGTGGACGTGGCGCGCCTGTCGGACAAGCATTGCTATATTGCCCTCAAACTCTGGCACGACCGCTATGTGGTCCGGCTGGTGTACTACCACGAGGACAACTCCTGGGAGAGCCGCGACCGGAAGCTCGACGAGATGACCGGGGCCGCGGGCGTCAAGCTCGTCGTCATCGACCAGACAGGGCTGGGGGACAAATACGTGGAGGACGCCAAAAAGCGGCGCAACGGGCACAAGGTCCGCGGCGTCATCTTCAACAACGGGAGCAAGGAGGAACTGGCGTCCAATCTGGCCCGCGCCCTGGAAGCCGGGAAAATCATCATCCCCAGCCACGACTTGCTCAAGGCCCACATTGCCGCCATTGAAAAGGGCTACACCAAGACCGGGCTTGTCTGCTACAGCGCGGACCGGACGGACAGCGGCCACGCCGACCTGTTCTGGGCCTTGGCAATGGCCTACCACGCCCTGACCCTGAAAGCCGCCGACGGCGTCTGGACCAGGGAGCGCGCGGAGGGCGTGGTCATGGGGTCCAGCCGGGGCCGCTACCGCCACCAAAGGAGAAATTTAACCCGCATCAGAAAATGAATATCCCACCGAAAACGAAAACACCCTCCGCGGCGCACCGCGGACCCTCTAGCGCGGCGTTGAACGCCGGAGCGGCATCATTGACCGTCAAACAGATTTTAGAGGCCAAAAACGGCCTTAAAAACAATCGCCAAAATTCCGGCATGCAGCGCATCATTATTCCGGCGGCGCGCTCCCGCTGGATGATGCCGGACCTTGAGTGGGTCACGCCGGATTATATTTCCCGCGTGCTGGCCTCCGCCCTGGCCGGAGACTGCCCGGAGCAAGAACACGAATTGTACGACCTCATGTGCCGAACCTGGCCCCGGCTCGTTAAAAATGTCGCGGAACTGAAAAATGCCGTATGCGACCTTGTGTGGACCGTCCAGGACCCGGAAGGCCGGGAAGACCTGAAACACCTTGCCGAACGGGCCAGGGACGGCATGAAAGGAAACTACAAGGAGGACGGCCAGGGCTGGCGCGGCACGATTAACGGCTTGCTTGACGGCTGGTTTTGCGGCGTGTCCGTCCGGGAGATTGACTGGGAAGTCCGGGGGTGCGCGCACATGCCGCAAGCGTGGCTTCCCCGCCAGACCCGGCGCGTCCATCCGCGCTGGTACGGCTGGCACGCGGAAAGCGGCCTGTTCGGCATGCGCTCCCCTGGTAGCGCCGCCCTGGCCGACTTCGACGCCGCCAAATTCCTGGTGGCGATTAACAACGTGTCGTTCGGGCATCCGTGCGGCGGCGCGCTCCTGCGCTCCCTGGCCTGGTACTGGTGCGCCGCCAACTTTTCCGCGGACTGGCTCCTGAGTTTTGCGCAGATTTTCGGCCAGCCTATCCGCTGGGGAAACTACGATAACAGCGACCCCGGCCTCCGGGACATCATGGCCGACATGCTGGAAAACATGGGGTCCGCCGCCTGGGCCGCCGCGCCGAACGGCTGCACGCTGGAACTCAAAGAGCCGAGCAACAAAGGGAGCGACAACCCGCAACGCCAGCTCATCGACCTGGCGGACACGGCCTGCGACCTGCTTATCCTGGGGCAAATCCTCACGGGGACCCCTGGGGACGCGGGAAGCCGCGCCCTGGGGGAGGTTCACTACAACGTGCGGAGCGACATCATCAACGCCGCCGCGGGTTGGCTGGCGGAAGTCCTCAATGAACAGCTGCTGGCCGCCGTCTATCAATTCAACGCCTCCGGAACGGAGGAAGAAGCGGCGTGGCCCTACTACGACCCCTCGTCCAAGGCCGTCAATGACCCCATCAAGGCAGCCGAGCGCGTTAAAATCCTGCTTGAAAGCAACATCCCGCTTGTCAAAAACTGGGTGCATGAGGTCACGGAAACGCCCCAGCCGGGGCCGGACGACGAAGTGTACACGCGCCCGGAACCCTCCGGGCAACTGTCCCCGGCCCTGGTTGCCAAGGCCCTTGACGGGATGCCCGCCGCCTCCCGCGACTACTTCATGGCCGCCATTAAATCCGCGGCAACCCCGCTATGAGTGTCGATGAACAAATGACCTTCTTGCGGGAGGCCATGAGGGACGGCCTGCCGGACCTGCTGGACGCATGGCTTGGCAAAGCCCGTCCCCTGCTGGAAACCCTCACCCGCGCCGCCTGCGACCCGGACGTCAGCGACGAAGATCTCCGCTCCCTCGTGTCCGAGCTGCTGGCCTCCGGGCAGCTGCTCCGGGCCATGAACCCCGCCGCCCTGGCGGAATACCTGGAGGACGGCATGGGGACCGCCGCCGCGATTGGCAAATGCCAGGCCCCCCACGTCAATCAATCAACACATGAGCGTTAATCTGACCCTGAAAGCGGATTTCGTCACTCCGAACCTCGCCCGGCTGGCGTCCCGGTCCCCAGCCCTGAAAAAAGTAATGGGCGTGGCCATGAGAAACTCCCTGATTAGTCATTTCCGCCTCAAAAATGCCACGCCGAACAGACTAGGGGGCACGCGGAGCAACTTCTGGCTGGCCGTCGCCAATTCCTGCTCCGCCCCCGTTGTCAACGGGTCCGGCGTCATGGTCCGCATCAACCATCCCCACGCGGCCATCCACGTTTACGGCGGACACGTCACGCCCAAAAAGGCGAAAATGCTCGCCATCCCGGTTGCGGCGGAGGCCCACGGCAAAAGCCCCCGCGTCTTTTCCGACCTCCGGCCCGTGTGGAGCGGAGGACGCCCGGTGGGGCTGGCCCTGGGGGAAAAAATGTACTACGTGCTTAAAAAAGGCGTCCGCATCCCCAGGGACCCGAAAGCCCTGCCCCAGGAGGACCGGGTCCGGCAAGCCGTCACCAGGGCGGCGCGCATCTACCTGCGCCGGAATGGCTCCTAGTTCGCATCCTGGCCGCGGTGAGAAAGCCGCGGCCTGTTTTGTGCCATGATGCGGCCATGATATTACTTGCCAGTTTTGCCGGGTCCGCCCTGCCGGACGATGACGGGGACGACATCCAATGGATGCCGCCCGGTATTCATGAAATCGAACCCCACACGGGAGACGGAGAAGTTAAAAAGATAACTGTCCTGGTGGACGAGGCCGCCGCCGAAGCCGTCGAGAAAGCGCGGGCGCAGTACCAGGCGGAATTTGACGCCGGGCGCGGCGATGCGCCGTTCCTGGATTTTTGGCACGCCGACCAGGAAGCGGCCGCCTGGGTGTTGAGGGTATACTGGGGCGGGGACGACCCCAAGAAAGGAGGCATCCGGGCCGTTGTGGAGTGGACGGACGAGGGCCGCGCCAAGAAGGGTAAATCCCTCAAGCGTTTTTCCCCCGGTTTTTACGTTTCGTACGAGCCGGACGCCGAGGGCCGCTACCATATCACGGGCGCGCCTGCCAACATGGGCGGCCTAGTCAACCGGGCAGCCTTTCGCTCAATCCAACACCTTTCCGCCTCCGCCACGACGGAGGGAGGCGAAAAACAAAATAATAACCAAGACCAAAAAACCATGACAGAAGAAGAAATTAAATCCCTGCAAGAAGAAAACGCGGCCCTGAAAAAGCAGCTGGAAGACTTGCAAAAAACCGTGGCGGCCATGCAGGAAAAGGACGCAGACGCCGCCGTAGAGGCCGCCTGCGCCGCCGGAAAAATCTCCCCGGAACTCAAGGCCTCGTGGAAAGAAAACATCCTGAAAAATCCGGCGGCGAAAGAACTGCTCGCCTCCCTGCCTGTCAATCCCGCTTTCCTCCAGTCCTACACGGCCCAGGATAACAAGGGGGGAGGTGCGGGAACCGGGAAAGCCCTGCTTGCCCAGCACGCCGCCATCTCCGACCCGGCGGAACGCCTCGCCTTTTTCCGGAAACACGAGAAGGAGCTGATTGCCGCCCGCGGCTAATCCCTCACCATGACTAACCCACACAATATAATAAAATGGCAACAACTATTGATTCCAAGTTAAACGACGACATCATCGTTTCCAAGGGGCTGGAAGCTTTCAAAAATTCCCTGGCTCCCCTGGGCAAATTCTCCACCGACTACTCCAAGGAGGCCGTCAACAAGGGGGCAAGCCTGAAAGTCCCCTTAATCGGTTCATTGACGGCGTCCAACGAGGAAAACGCCTATGAGAAGGAGACCGGAACCCTGGGGGCCGTAACGGTCACGATGGACGGCTACGCCAAGGCGACGGTAGGCCTGACCGACCGCCAGTTCATGGAATCCTCCGCCGCCAGCCTGAGCATTTTTGCCGGGCAGATGGGCCACGCCGTCGCGACAAAAGTTATTGAGGGAGTGTTCGCCAAAATCACCAAGGCGAACTATCCCGCCGCCCTGGCAGTAACGGCGGGCATGTCCATGATGCAGCTGCTTGCCCTGGCGCGCGCCAAATTCGGAGAACTGAAAGTTCCCCTGGCCAACCGCGTCTATTTCCCCTCGCCCGCCGCTTATATGGCCCTGGCCGAGGATTCCACCGTGCAGGTGGCATCCGCGTTGGCCTACGGCGGGACGGAGTACGTCCGAGACGGCGTCATTCCCCGCCTGCTGGGGTTTGATTTAGTGGAATCAACCATCCTCCCGACCAGTTCAGCCGTTCCCAACGGCTTCATTGTCCACCCCGCCGCCCTGGCCGTCGCCACGCGGGCGGTTGTCCCGTCCGACCCCAAGGGGTATTTGGACCAGCGCACCGTCACGGACCCGGACACGGGCATCACCATGTCCTACCGCCGTCATTACGCCAGCGGTGCGGGCAAGCATTTCATGACCTTTGAATGCTACTACGGAGCAGCGGTCGGCCTTAAAGACGCCCTGGTCCTGATGCCCTCCATCCCGACGGCCTCCGGGTCTTAACCCCGAACCCACCACCATTCCCGGCGCGGCCATCCGCCGCGCCGGGCTTAGAAAAAAATGAATTGCATCCTGACAGAATCCGCCCTCCTGGGGGCCTTGACGGCCTCCCAGCTTGAGGACATCCGCAGGCAGGCCCCCGCGGGGGAGGACCCGGTGACGGAAGCCATCCTGACCTCCTGCGCCAGGGTGGACGCCTATTGCCGGGGCCGCGCCGTTCCGGGGCCGCTCATGAGCGGCTGGGCGCGGGACATTTGCGTGTTTTACCTGGCGAAAATCCTGCACAAGACCACGGACGACCAGCGGACCGCCTACGACCAGGCCCTGAAGGAATTGCAGGACGTGAGGGGCGGCACGTTCCGTTTTTCCTCCGATGCCGAACAATCGACCCGTGGGCCGCTCGCCTACGGCTCTAGGAAAAAAATCAAATGATCACCGATACTCAATGGCTCATGCGCGCCCTCGTCGCGGAGCTGGAACAGGCAGGCATTGCGGACGCCGTCGCGGCTCCCAATGTGACCACCTATGACGACGCTCTGGACGCCCTCCGGGAATACCCGCAACGGGTTATTTTCATCCTGCCCGGAGCCGTCAATATGGAGCATGACGTGCAGGGGGGCGTTCCCGTCAAGGCTCTCCTGACGCGAGAAGCAACCCTGTTTATTTCCGCGGCGGCTCCCGGTCAGCCGGGGGGAGACATGGACACGGCCAACCGCATGGCCGACGACGTGCTGCGGGTGCTGACCTGGTCCTCCCTGGGGTATGCCGGGCGCATTATCTGCAAGCCACGCCAGGCGGCCCCCCTGCCTATTGTCTGGGAGGATGCGCCGGGCCGCGCGGTCTGGTCAATGACCATTGACGTCACCAGCCTTGAAAACGAATTCTAACAGCAAAAAAATATGACGACGCAAAACAAGTACATTATCAAGGGCAACGACATCGACTACGGCATCCCCTCCGGCGCGACCGTGCCGTGGGGCGTCCTCACGTCCATCAAGACTAAGCCCAGTCAGACCATTGCCGAATTTAACGACCAGGACGGGGAAATCGGCACTATCGTATTGAGCCAGCGCAAGGAGGTTCTGACGCTGGAAGTCCTGCGCGCCGCGCCGAAAGGCCAGAAGGTGGCGACCCTGCCCAAGCCGGACATGGGGGACGCGGTCCAGTATCAGGGGAAATATTACCTGGTGACTTCCGCGGAGGAAACCGCCGCCCTGAACGACGCCGCGAAGTTCTCCATAGAATTAACGTGGTGGCCCCATATCGACCTGGCCCCGGCGGAAGAATCCCTCTCCGAATAACCGTCATGACCCCCGCCGTTATCAATGTTGACCTCGCCCGCGGCACGGACTACGACCTGGTCCTGCTGCTCCAGGATGCCGCGGGCGTCCCGCTGGACTTGTCCGGGGCCTCCCTGGATTTTGCCCTGAAAGCCGGCGACGCGTCCGTGCCGCTGGCCGTGGATGCCGCGGATGCGGCGGAGGGGCTTATCCGGGTCCGCGTGCCGGGCCAGGCCCTGGGCATGTACCCCTGGGAAGGTTGGTTGCAACCCTCCCCGGAAACGCCAAGAGAGCGCATCCTCCGCGGCCTGATGACCGTGACCGACAGGGTTGACCCCAGGGCGGAGGGCAACCCGTCCACGCACCGCTATGTTGTCCGCTTGAGTGATGCCGTGACCGTAAACGTGGAATCCGTGGATTTGGCGTGGTGGGCCTATGCTCACGCCCTCAAGGCCCAGGAGAGCATGGAGTCGCTGGCCGCCAACTGGCCGGAGACGGTCAGCAACGGGGAGCGGGCCATTAGTTCAGCCAAAGATGACGCTTTAGCCTCCATCCAGTCCAAGCAGGCCGATTCCGTGCTTGCCGTGGGTCGTGCCTCACAGACCGCACAGCAGAATATCGCCAGCGCACAAACGGACGCCGTTTCCGCCGTTCAGGCGGCGCAGGAGAATGCGGTGGGGACGATTACGCCACTTGTCCGGCAGGTGGAAACCGCCAAGGAAGACATTGACCAGGCGGAGGGGCGTATCAACACGGCGGCGACTAACGCCGCGACCTCTGCCACCAACGCGGCCGCCTCCGCCACGGCGACCCAGCAGGCTCTTGAGGCCATACCTCAAGTAGATGATGCAGGCAACATGACGCTGGCCGGCAATATCACCGCGGCGGGAGGCACGTTTGACGGGGCCATGAACGCCAATGGAGGCATCAACATTCCTCTTGCCGTGGGGGCGGAGACGGACACGGCGGCGGTCAATCGCCTTTATGCGGCGGGTCTGGCCGCCGTAACGGAGGCGTTTTCTCCGCAAAGTTTCCTTTCAAGCTTCACCCTGTACGGCGGGAGCGTCGCCGTAGATCAGACGGTTCCCGGCCAGATGTGGAAACTCCGCAAGACGTCCGCAG